ATGGCATCTAAAATACACAACGGAATACTCATTCTTACGCTAATTTTATTTGCGTCTTGCCGTACGCAAAAGCCTGCTCCACGCCCGGCCCCTCCCGAGACTGTGGATTTCCCTACGGCGAATATTCCTCTTCCTGTCATGGATTTCAATTTCATGTTGCCGGAAGCTCCGGAGCTAGCGGTTTGCCATTCTCCTAGAAAAGATATCACGGAAGCCTTTACGCCCCGTGATAAAAGCCAGATAGCGATCAAGGACCCCAAGCTATTCGATGAGAATAACACGGAAATTATTGATTTATCCTTGATCCCCGCCGGGGAATACGCATTTCCCCTTCCTAATGGAAACGTGATCTCTCCTTACGGGGGAAGGAGAAGACATCATTCCGGAGTAGATATCAAAACTTGTGCCAACGATACGATCGTGTCTGCTTTCGATGGTATTGTCAGGATGGCGAAACCATTCGCCGCCTATGGCAACGTTATCGTTGTCCGCCATTATAATGGACTGGAAACGATCTATAGCCACAACTCCAAGAACTTGGTTAAACCCGGAGATCGTGTTCTCGCCGGACAACCGATCGCCTTAACCGGACGTACCGGCAGGGCTACTACCGAGCATTTACATTTTGAGACTCGTATAAACGGAGTTCATTTCAATCCGAATATCGTCTTCAACATGGCTAAAAGGAAATTACGTTCAAAATGTCTGGTTTGTACCCAGAAAGGTAATAACGTAATCGTCAAATCGGTTGATATATTACCCCATCAAAAGGCTGGTCCATACGTACCGCCACCTCCTTATAAATGGGTTTACAATGAATGAAAAAAGGCCTTACGGACAATCCGTAAGACCTTTTTTCATTCCGTGGAGATGGAGAGACCATAACTTATACTGTCATACATTATCAAACAATATCATATGCGCTCATGTTCAACGATTTCATGTGTTTTTAAACAGTCACTAAATATCATGTTATGTCATATGATGTCATGTTTTTTGCGTGTAAATTCGCGTAGTTACACGCAACACGTTTTTATCATGGAAATAAAGAGGAGCATAACGTTTGACGTAGAGAAAAGGAAGAAGGATGGGTTATTGATCGTAAAGAACGTACCTATCCGATGCATGGTTACGTTCAACCGGAACAGGATAACGTTTTTCACGGGGCATAGGATAGACGCAAGCAAGTTCGTCCCGGAGAAGGGCATCGTTAAAAACGGATGCTTCAACAAGGCCGGGGAAAGCTCTTCCGAGATAAACTCCGATCTTGACGATATACGTGCCACATTGCAAAACATATTCCGTCAATACGAGAGAGAGGGTGAGATGCCTAGCGCCAACGATATCAAGGAAAAGTTCAAGGTTGCGACAGGCCGGGTAAAAGAGGAAGAGAGGAAGCCGATATCCCTGTTCGATATCTATAAGGAGTTTATCGATACGGTAGGGAGGCAGAACGCATGGACGAAGACATCGCACTACAAACATAACTCGATCATGCACCTTCTGGAGGAGTTCAATCCACAGATCAAGTTCGATGACCTGTCGGAGGATACCTTGCAAGACTTCGTAGAGTTCTTAAGGGAATACAAGGGTATAAGGAATACCACGTTGAACAAGTACCTCCACTTCATAAAGCAATTCCTTTTATGGGCCGACGACAAGGGATACAACACGAGAAAGGACTATCGAAGGTTCAGCCCAAGGCTTAAAGGGGCGAACTTCGAGCTGAAGAAAGTCATATACTTGACATGGGAGGAACTGATGCGTATATATAATATGTATATAAAGGAAGGGACGTTATCCACCGTCCGTGACGTTTTCTGCTTCTGCTGCTTCACCGGCCTCCGTTACTCCGACGTATATAACTTAAGGAAGACGGATATCATTAACGGGAAGATTGACATCGTGACACAGAAGGACAGCGACAACATACAGATCGAGTTGAACAAGTACAGCAAATCAATACTTGAGAAATACGAAGACATCGAGCTCAAGAACGGGAAGGCGCTGCCGGTCTTGTCCAATCAGAAATACAACATGCATCTAAAGGATCTCGGCAAGATGGCGGAGCTGGACTCCGAGATAACCGAGGTATGGTACGAGGGCAACAAGCGAATACAGCAGACATTCCACAAGTGGGAACGGCTTACTACCCATGTCGCAAGGAAGACGTTTGTCGTCAACGCCCTCATGTTAGGCATCCCCCCTCAAGTCATCATGAGATGGACAGGGCACAACGACCTCAAGGCCATGAAACCTTACACTCATATAGTGGACAAGCTGAAGGAGGACGAGATGAGCAAGTTCGATAAGATATAAACAAGCATCTTATATAAAAAACAAGAATATATTATGAATGAGGAACTAAAAAAACTGCTTGCGTGGTTTGATAACTACGAGATAACATTTAATGAAATCAGGCTAAGCCCGTGTCAATATATCTTTGACTTACGAAAATTTATCTCTGTCCAAACTAACTCCGTCCGAAGAAACTGGGAAAATCCAACATTTGAGTATGATATTTTGAGTCTATATCAGCTTAAAAAGGTACTGGAGGAGAAAGAGAAAGAAAATATGCCATAAAGCATAAAAAATAATCATTGAAAAACTTGCGTACTATCAAATTTGATAGTATATTTGCAATATCAAAATAACAATAGAACCGGCGGCAACGGATAAGCGGCATTAAGAAAATGAGAGAAATTACGATAAGCGATTATAAAAGAGCCTATGAATTAGGTAAAAAACACGCCGAAGAATGTGATCTTTGTGGATGGTACACTCCTTTTTTGCAAGCATCTTATGATTTAGGATATGAAGGTATAGAAGTTGATTTCAGCAAGGTAGTCAAAGCTGAAAGATATGGTGATTTACCTAATGGGTGCTCCTACAATTATGCTGACAATAAAAAAGAAATGGGTGTGTCAGCGTCTAATTTGGTCGGGGAAAAAGAAATAGGGTCTTCTTTATGGTTTACGGATAGAGAGAAGATTGTATTTGAAGGCATATTGCTTCCGGTAAAAGGTAGCGATGGCGAGCCTCTTTTACTCCCTTTGGGTGTCGAGCAGTATGATTTTTAAATTAATATCTATGAAAACATATCTTAAAAATAATTTGAACGGCAAAGAGATTGAAGTAACCTCCACTACCAATCATCCAGATAGCAGCTATGGTAAGGCTGTTTGGGTAGACAAAGAAGGCAATGCCTACTGTCAAGTAGGGATGGAGGCTCCATTTTACACGGTAATAACAGTAAATAATTGATCTAAATAAGGAAAGGGCGATATGAATGACCGGGAGCGAATAGGCAAGCGGATAGCCCAGCTGCGCATGGAGGCTGGGATATCACAGTACAAACTAGCGGAACTTACAGGGCTAGCGCCGGGAAACATCGCCCGGATAGAGACAGGTAAATACAGCACTGGTATAGACATCCTGTCCAAAATAGGAGACGCATTAGGATATCAGCTAGATTTCATCGAAAATAAATAACATTAAAAACTAATATCATGGCAAGAACAACGGATTACAAGTTAAAAGGAGAGAAAATCAAAGATCAAATAGACGAGTTAGTAACCGCTCTTTTGGAGGAGAGGAAAAATTCATTTGACGAGAACAATAAGAAAGTAAAGGTTGCAAATGTAGATCTGGAAGGGTTGAGCAATATTGAGTTGCAACAATTACTGGTTAAGATATCGAAACTCCTGCAAGAAAGGACAAAATAGTTCTATTTTTCGCATCGCCAAAGTATAACGCCCGTATTTTTTCTGACACGGGCGTGTTTTATTGGTCTATTTGACTTATTATCATATTTAATATCTCTATGTTGAAAATTCGCTAGAATCAACATTCCTACGCTTGACATAAAGGCATCGCTTGGATATCTCAGGATTCGCTATACCACGGTTATACACTCTTACCGTCATTACCACTTTTCTTTTCTCTAAAAACAAATCTTCCGCCAGCCGAATTATCTGCTCTACTCTATCGTCATAATCACCAACCATATTAATTAGATTTTTTAAGGTAATAATTAAACAGTACAGCGAAAAAGTTTGTTTTGCAACACTCACATGTTATTAAGCAGAATCTTTCTCTCCTTGCCGGTTCCCGGACCTATCGTCTCTCTCTTGCTTCAACGACTCGGCCAACAGGCCTATGAGTTTCTCGATATTCCGGCTGTTCCTCTCGTTCGCCTCCGCGTTTTGCTTGCCTTGCGCCGTTAGGTCATGTATGATATCTAGCAGTTCCCTTGGATTAAAGCCGTCACCTATTTCTTCCGGGATATCCACTGATCGTGCGGGTGGAACGTCAGAGGTTAGCATATCACCTTCACCTGTAAGAAGCCACACCCTATTATAATGAGGATACGCATTCAATATCTTAGAAGCATAATTCTCACTTATTCTTTTAACTTTACCATCTCTTATGTCATAAAGAGATTGAGGTCTTGATAAACCCATATCCTTTGAAAGTTGAGCATAAGTTATTCCTTCCTTAGATAATATACATTCCAAAATTTCTTTAGGCCCCATCATATCTATTCAATATTTTGCATACACAGTAATATTCTGTATATTTGTATCGTATCAAGTTGCGGATGATACCATACAGATTAATAATCTCCCGCAAGGGAATATATTGGCGACTTCACTTCAAACCGCAACTTTGGAGCAGTCGTTTTATTTATCATGGAAGAAATCATACAGTACCTCGAAATGCTACACATTAAAGAGTTGGTATATACGATCGGAATATTATATATCATCCTTATTATCATAGCAATAATATTTGCTGTCACTTTCTTTTATCACCTTCTAAAATCCCAAAATCAGGATCACTGGTGGAATAATTAGGTTTCATCCTTGGAAGAGAGACCGCTACAGAAAATTTTATCCTACTTTCTGCCCCATTTATACATTCTCTACCTCCAGATACTATTTCTATCCCTAATCTTCCAGATTCCTTTTTAGAATATGTAACACACACATCGAACTGAACAGGCTGAACAATAGATACAGTACCATCCCCCATATCCAATATATTCTTTGGCGTTACAAGAGTCCCAAATTGATTAGGGTTTATACAAGCATCATTTTTTGCCGCAAACTCCTGAGCATCCTTAACGCCAGCTATTATCTCTTTCAATGTCTCACTAACAAACTTCTTCAACTCCATACTTACTCGTATTTAACGCACACAAGGCAACAATGTTAAACAATGTTTATGCACAGAAAATAACTGTACAGAAACTTTTGTATACAGTTATTTTCTGTATATTTGCATCATCATTCAATCACGCACAAAGATACGATAAAGATTGAAATAACGAAATGGCATAAACATGCCAAAATGATATAAGGTCCTTTAGCTCAGACGAACAGAGCGACGGTTTCCTAAACCGCAGGTCCCGGGTTTGAGTCCCGGAAGGGCCACTAAAAAAGAGTTCTTTGACTTATTGAATAAAATCCTTATCCCCATAAGAGGATATACGCAAGAGATATAGGTATGGCGGGTAAGGTTATGATAGGCGAAGATACCGGGAGGGATGATGATCCCCGCTCCCGATGTAGTTTAATCGGTTCCGACGTTGGAGTCTACATATTTAATAATGTATATACAAAGGTTAGATATTACGTCGTGTCAGTGAAGTACGGATATTTCCGTATCGGTGTCAAACTGTCTATCTAACGCATAAGATACACTCCCCTACCCGTCTATGATTCGGGTTCGAAACCGTTGGAGGTTGCAGGGGAGCTATTATAAATAAAAAGGAAATGTAAATCATGCAGAAAAAAGTGGAAAGCAAAAGAAAGATCAGAGAAATGAAAGTATCTGAGAAACTATCATTCCCTATAGAAGTGTTGGAGACGGTTAGAAATAACGTGTCTCTGTTAAACGCTAAGTATTATAGAGAGGGAAGAAAATGGTCTTCCGTATCAAACAAGGAAGAAGGGATCGTTTATGTCAGACGCTTAACATGACAGATCATGGAAAGGGTATTCACCGAGTTAACCGAGGAATGTGATTACACGGCCCAGTATTACGCCGTGGGATTCGAGAAAAAGGAGATAGCCGAGAAAAAACACAGGTCGTTGCATACTATCATAAACCAGCTAAGGACGGCTTTCGAGATACTTGGCGTAAGGAACGGAAGGGAATTGGCCATAAAGCTATGCGAGAGACTGTGCGATATAAAGGCTAACGTAAATATACAACAGATGGTTCATTCGGCCGTGGCGTGCGTCTTGCTACTTATCCTTTGCGTGGATTCTCATCTGGAAATGAGAAGGGCAAGGCAAAGATGCCGGTCCATAGCTAGAATAGAGATATCCTCTAGGGCTTTTAGAGGCTGTAGAGGGAGGAATATAACATTATAACAATAACAATATGGAGAATATAGCGGAATTACCGGCAACCCAAGTGACAGCCGGACAACTAGCGGACTTGATCATATCAAGGCTAGCCACCCAAAAAGAAGAAGATCCATCCCGGAAATACGTGAGGGGACTAGATTCCTTGGCGAAATTGCTCCAAGTAAGTACATCCACCATAGCGAGATATAAAAAGAAGGGGATTTTCGGGGATGCCATAAAACAAAATGGCAAATATATCCTAGTGGATGTAAAGCTCGCTCAGGAAAGGTTCTTTTCCAAAAAGACGAGACCACATTAACAAGTCTTCCGGCTTATGGTCTTATCGCACCTGTGACGCATAAGCCGGAAGAATCTACTTATAATAAAAATTCTCCCACCCGTTATCATTCGGGTTCGAAACCGTTGGAGGTTGTGGGGAATCAAATCTATAAACAACATTAGTATGAGATACATATTTATATCATTTACATTGCTGGCCATGTTAGTGGCTAGCATCTTAAAGGTTTTAAATTATATCAATTGCAGTTGGTGGGTAATAACCTCGCCATTGTGGTTGTACTGTCTATTTCATATCACGCTATTAGTTATAGCATTTATATTTCTTTTTTATCCTTCTAAAAAAGAAAAAACGAATATTGATGATACCTCAAAGTCAAAGGTGGAGAAACTGCTTAAAGAAAACTTCGGAAGACGAAAGAATAACTGATAAACCAAATTTAATCTTATGAAAGAAAGAAGGATTCCACCCTAGGAATTACTTAGGGAAGGTAGCGAACCATAATAAATTCATATTATATCAATATCCGTAAGACAAAGGCTTGCGTCCGGTGAGAATCCGGTTATCCAGTTATATTATTATTCAGGGTTACAGGGGGTTCGAGTTCCCCCGGCTACCACGCTTAAATCACATTGCTAAATATTATACACTTCTCAATCAAGACCTTAATATACCGCCGTGAGGCAGGCAAAAAGAATTTTTAAATAATTAAGAACTCGCCGGGGTGGGATTCCCCGGCAAACGCTCCCTTAGCTCAGTTGGTCGAGAGCATTCGCCTCATAAGCGAGAGGTCGCCGGTTCAAGCCCGGCAGGGAGCACGTTTCACCCCTAGGGGCGCTTATTCAATCAATTATTTCACTAAAGTGCAACGCAGGTCTCCGTCCGTGAGGATATGAGGCCTTTTCACATTGACAAATTTAAATCAACAATATATGATAAAGAAAAACCAAGCATGGTTCTGGAAGATATTCCGGGCCATAAAGAGCATTATCATCTTCTCGCTAAGGATGATCGCAGCTACCATATTAGGGCTGATATCAATAGTGTCAATATTTGAGTGGTACGAAAAACCTCTCAATATTCATCTCTTGATCCTAGCGATCATATCAATCTTTATTGTGGTACACCAAATAGTTATAATGACTTATGAGTCAGAAAAATGATTTCGGGGTGATATACGTGGTGCAAGCCCCTTCAAGGCCTAACCGATCCAAGAAGGACGATATCCTAGACGAGCTAAATTCTCTTAGCAAGGAAGAATTGATAGAGATAAGAAAAGATATCATTAAACTAATAAACGATAAAAAATGAAGACATTCGAAGAATTAAAAGAAGATCTGCTTGAACGGGCTAAAAAACATCACGCTTGCCAAGATGGATACAGTATGGGGTTAAACGCAAAAAGCAAACAAGACTTGCTGAAAGCGATAACCGATAATTGGTATTGGGTCTTGAGTACGTCCAAGATGATTGACGCAAATTACCTAGAAAAAAACTTTACTGAGGAGGAATTAACCGAAGCTGGCATTTACACAAGAAAAGAACACACCTCTAATGCTAAATCATTTGCTTGCGGCTCTGCCACGGTCGAGGCTTACGACTCTGCCACGGTCGAGGCTTGCGACTCTGCCACGGTCAAGGCTTACGGCTCTGCCACGGTCGAGGCTTACGGCTCTGCCACGGTCAAGGCTTACGATAACTCATATGTTGAGGATTGCACAAAGAACATAAACACAGTTTCCGATCATGGAATAGTCAAAGACTACTACAATCATAAGATATATATAAAGAAAGGAAAATTCGAGATTATCGAGATCGAATAAATTCAAGGTCTTAGCTTATCGGTAGAGCGCCCCTAACATGGGGATGGCCGGGTTCGACTCCCGGAGGCCTGCAAATCAAGATAAATGAGAGACATCTACATCAAAGACCCCGACGGCGAACCGGAGTACGACGGGGAGGAGGACAACGAGGAATATGAGGAGAGCATGGAGGAGCTTAGGTTCCTATGTGATTCATATAATTGGTAACATCCCGCCCTTACGAGGTGCAACCCCGACCCAGACCGGCAACCGATATCCTAGACAAATGGTAGGCCATGACGATATCATTGGCCCGGAGGAAAGGGACACGGTAGTGAGGGAAGGGCGGCCGATGGTCTTAGTCCGGGTTCGACTCCCGGAGGCTGACGAAACATTTTAAAAATAAATATTATGCCTATTTTAAAGAAAACAGACGTTAGGCCGCTTAGACCTATTATCATGGTCATTTACGGCACACCGGGAACAGGAAAGACATCCCTTTCCAACACGAGCGAGAACCCATTATTGATCGATTGCGACCGGGGATTTGACCGGGCGGCGAATCAGGTCGACACGCTTACGGCGCAAACATGGGAGGATATTCTCTCCGAGGAAGGCTCGATGAAAGGATATAAAACCATTATAGTGGACACGGCGAAATCAATGCTGGATGATTTCTTGGCCGTATACGGGGTTAAGCAAGATTACAAGCTGAGCAAGAACAAGCTTAAATTGTTCGGTTACATAGCGGACGAGTTCAAGAACTTCGTCAACAGGAGACGATCCGATTGCTCGGATATCATCTTCGTATGCCATGACAAGGAGACCCAAGAGGGAGACTTGATAAAGCATTCCCCGGACTGCACGGGACAATCCAAGGACCTGTTGATCCGTATAGCGGATCAAGTGGGGTTTATCACCATGATAAACGGGAAGAGAACCATATGTTTCGATCCTACGGATACCACCGTAGGGAAGAACGTGGCGCAAATACCGCCAACCGTGATACCCGAATGCAACTCAGCGGAGTTTCCCTCCTTCATGGCCGGTATAGTGTCAAAGGTTAAAAAGGCCATACAAAGCAAGACCGAGGAACAAAGGATCGCCATGGAAGCGTTGGATCGAGCGAATATAGCGCTGGAAGCCGTGGAGACGGAAGAAGAGGCGAACCGTATGATAGAGATAAAACAATCTCTAAACGAGGTATTCGAGAGACCTTTTAAGGAGAAGATGATAAAAGTCCTAGGAGAGAAAGGATTCGTATTTAACAAGGAAACGGGTAAATTCGTCAAGGATGAAAAGGTTGCTTAGGGTAACCCAACTGGAGAAATTCAGGCGTTACATAACGGAACATTCCGAATATGATGACGAGCGATCGGTCATAGACAATCTCACCGGGCAATTCACGGGAAACCAGTATACGAGAGTGGGGACGGCCTTCCATAAGATAGTGGAAGGCGATACCCTCGGATGCAAAAAGATCCCGGGGACGGAGACAGAGATCCCGGGGAGGGAGTTCGATATAGACGGCTACCCCGTGAAGCTGGACTTGAAACAATGCAAGACAGCTCTGGAATACAAGGACCGCTTCCCCAATGCCTTCCACGAGATAAGGGAATACATGGACATGGGGGAAATAATCATAACGGGTTGTGCCGATATCATAAACGGACTTGAGATAAGGGATATAAAGACGAAATACTCCCCTATAAAGGACTCCGATTATACGGATAGTTGCCAGTGGAGATTCTATATGGAGCTATTCGGCGTGGGAGACTTCTTTTTCGACTTGTTCCAGTTCGTCGGATACGACAAGGACAAACATGGTTATGATGTCCGTGGACTGGAGCTTAAGCCTTACGCCCCAGCTATCGGATGTCATTGGTATAACACTATGGAGCAAGACAATCGTATCCTACTGAAAGAGTTCGTCCAATGGTCTAAGTTCAGGGGCCTATTCGATAATTTACCAATCTACAAATCATAAAAGAGCATGAGCAAGAGCATAAACCAATGCCTATTGATAGGCAACGTAGGTAAGGATCCGGAAATAAGGACTTTCGATAATGGGGTCAAGGCGGCGACATTCTCCTTGGCCACCTCCACCGGAGGATACAAGAGGCAGGACGGCACGGATGTTCCGGAGAAGACGCAATGGCATAACGTCGTGGCATGGCGTGGGTTGGCCGATATAGCCGAGAAATACATCCACAAGGGAGACAAGGTGACAATCCTAGGGACGATCAATTACAGGGAGTACGAGAAAGACGGTATAAAACGGTATGTTACCGATATATTGGCATACGATATCATGTTATGTGGAAAGAGCGACAGTGCCGGTTCCAGACCTCAAGTGACCGCCAACGACGTTCCATCCCAATCTGATTTCCCGCCTATGGCTCAACCCATAGACGATTTACCTTTTTAGCTTATGATCATAAATCCAACAAGCGAGTTCGACCGGGAGCGAGCCGACATGTACTATAAGAAATTAATGTCCGGTACCGATCCTTTCGAGATCACGAAGAAAGCAAGGCGAAGGACCTTGAACCAAAACGCCCTTTTCCATCTATGGTGTCAAGTGATATCGGATCATATCGGCTATGCCTCCTTAGAAGATTGTAAACGGGATGTCAAGAGGACTTTGCTAGGGATGAGAGAAGATACGAACAGGATAACCGGGGAGAGACAAAAGGTAGATTACCAGACTTCCGCCATGACAACCTCCGAGCTGTCCTCACTCATGGATAAGATGAAAGTCTGGGCGCAAGCCGATCTGGGCTGCTATCTTCCCTATTTCGGCGATCCCGGCTATGAGGAAATGTATCAACAATACTGCAGGAGATGAGAAAAAGCGACAGGCCTCCAAATTACCTGATCGACAAGATCGTGAGGCATACCAACATTATTATTACCGCTTCTTATGGCAGCGTCAAATACATGGATGCGGCCAGACTCCTTAAAAAGGAGGTCAAGAAGCTGGAAACCTATAAGATATACGATAATGAGAGATCTTAAATACTGCCTCAATGAGGCTTGCTCTAAAAAGCATTGCCTCTGTCATCAACGGCAAAAGCATTGGACATCCCCGTCTAAAAAAGATGGGGAAACTGTGAGGCCGGAATCGGCCTTACTTGACGGGAATACTCCTTGCAAAGGGTATGTCCCACAATACGAAAGAAAGAAGTATAACGTAAACTATTAACAATATGCACAATACATGATATAAATATGGATGAAATTTGGAAAGATATAGTTGGATACGAAGGGTTATATCAAGTTTCTAATATGGGTAGAGTTCGGTCTAAGGAAAGGATATTTGAAAGTAAAGGGACTGGAAGATATAAAAGAAATGCCCAAATTCTATCGCTTGGCAAGCATAGTAAAGGATATCTAACAGTGACACTATTTAAGAATGGGAAATATAAACGTTTTCTTATTCACAGATTAGTAGCTAAATCGTTCCTACCCCGTGATATTTTCAAAAATCAAGTAAATCATATTGATGGAAATAAGACCAATAACAATCTATCAAATATAGAATGGTGTGACTCTTCTGAAAACCAGATACACAGAAGAGATATTTTAAAAAAGAAATTTGCGCCGGGTAAACCTGTTATTCAAATTGATAATAAAGGAAATAATATAAGAGAATTTGAATCAATATCACAAGCGGCCAAATCAACAGGGATAAAAAGCCAAAACATATCTTGCGTATGTCAAGGTAAAAATAGACAAGCTGGAGGTTTTAGGTGGGAATTTATAAAAAATAAATAATTATGGCAAGAACATATTTTTCATGTAAAGTGTCATTTGAAAAATTATTAGAAAATGGCAATCAAAAACGGGTAACAGAAGAATATTTAGTTGATAGCTTAAGCTTTACAGAAGCTGAAGCAAAAATCATCGAGGAGATCCGCCCCTTCATCACGGGTGAGTTCACGGTAACAGACATCAAACGAGCTCGTTTATCCGAATTATTCTTCAACGAGAATGGTGACCGGTTCTATAAGATCAAGGTTTATTTTATCACGTTGGACGAGAAGAGCGGAGCGGAAAAGAAAACCGCCGCACAAATGCTTGCCCAAGCCTCTAGTCTAAAAGAGGCCATAACCGTGCTAGAAGAAGGCATGAAGGGGACAATGGCGGATTACACCATAGCCTCTGTCACGGAGACAATGATCATGGACGTATTCCCGTTCAACGCGGATGTCAATAAGAGAGTTGTAGATATCGATAAAAAAGAGATAGAGAAATCATTGTCCGACACCTCTAAATCAATAGAGGATAAGATGAGAGAGTGCAAGGATATCATAACCCGTGATCCCAAGGAAGGGGACGGAGATCTCATTACGAGAACGCAATCCTTCATCAGGCAAAAGGCCGGGCATGACAAGAGCAAGTTCAAGGAGGCCGCAATAGAGATCGCCTTGCTCCAGAAATCACCAGCTTCCCAAGTATGGTTCATGGGATGTGGACAACTCTTAATTGAAGAGCTAGAGGTTTGATATTGATATTAGTGTGTTTTTCATGGTATTAGATTTAGTTTAGTAATGATTATCCCCGCCGTCCGTGAGGATATGCGGGGAACATGGTATCATGGGTCTAATGGTAAGACCACCTCGCCAAAAGACGGGGAGATGCAGATTCGAATCCTGCTGATACCACTAACAACAAATAACAATCATGGATTTCGGTAACGACATTCCGGATTACGATCCGGACGATTTTGACAATTACGATTATGAGTGACATTTTTCAAAGCCTGTTATTATCCTTCGGGGTGATAACGTTCATATTCGCTATCCTAGCGATAATTTTTATTGTATTAATCTTGATAGACGACAAGTACAAATGAGGAATATCGAATCACAGACCCAGCAAGCTTGCGTCAGATACTTCCGTCTCCAATACCCGAGATACGCAGGATGCTTCTTTAGCGTCCCGAACGGAGGACGGAGGGACACAGTAACCGGGGCTATACTGAAAGCGGAAGGGGCATTGGCCGGGGTCGCCGATCTGTTTTTGTCAGTCCCAAATAACGTCCATCACGGTCTGTACGTGGAAATGAAGACAAGAAAAGGCCGGCAACAGGACAGCCAGAAGGCATTCCAGAAGGCGGTAGAGGCTCAAGGGTACAGATATGAGATATGCCGATCGCTGGACGATTTCATCGCGCTTATAAAAGACTACTTGAATGGCTAAGAAACCTACCAAGCAACCAGAGCGTATCAGATGCGCCGATTGCGTGAACGGTAAGCCTCACAAGGGTCTGGCCGTATGGTGCGAGATATTGAACACCGGGAGGGTAGCTAACTCCTTTCGGTATTGTGACAACTATAAACGATAACTTATATGAGAACGATCAAAGCGAACACGAAGGCAAACGGGGATATACTCCCGGAGCCTAAATTCAAGAGAATACCCGTAAGGGTTGACAAGAACACGATCATCCTCGTAAGGGAGGGCTTGAACGTGGAAGAGCATCTAAAAAGATTCAAGGACAAGGACAATACGCCACCGGGATATATCCCGTGGTTCTAAAACACCTTAGAGCGCAAAAGGAAAAAAATAATCTATTTTGTTAAACATATATCCGATAAAGGATGTTTATTAAATAAGTTTATACTTTTGCGCAATAATTGATTGATATAATAGTTTTAGAATAAGACCCAAATTAATATAACATGTGCATAATCAAAGAAATCGGTCGATTCATCAGTCAAGGGGCGTGTACATTCCGGGATGCGGCCGCCGGACGTTATGAGCATACCTCCCCTTCTCTAGAGGAGATAAAACGAGAGATATTCTCCAGGAAAAGCGATCGCCTTGAGGATAAGGCGAACCTTATTGAAGATCGGAAAAACATAGAGAAGGATGTTCGAAAATCATTTGATGAGCTGGTTTTAAATCATGGGTAAACAGGAGATAAAGCAACGGGAGACGCAATTGGCCACAGGCAATGGCATGGGTAAGCAGGTAGAGCAGACTTATACCGTAGATGATAATTGCCTGCCTTCTCCCCAAGAATTAGCGTCATATAAAGAAATTGACCCTAAGATAGTTGATTATCTTCTAAGCTCATCTATCAAGGAGCAAGAGCACAGGCACGATGTCGACGTGAAAAAATTGGAGATCATCAAACGGTCAGAGGATAAGCAATCCATGATGAATTGGTGGGGCATGTTCTTCGCTTTCTTGTCTATTATCGTATTGTCGTCACTTGCGGCTTATGCCCTATATTTAGACAAGCCTTGGTTCGCTGGTATAATAGGTGCCGGGGCATTTGTATCCATAGCCTCTATCTTCGTAAGAAAATCAAGCGGCGAGGATATACCTCCTAATAAAGGGCAAAAATAAATTCATTAGATTTCTCACTAAAAAGCGGACAAATTAATTTTTGCCCGCTTTTTGTTTGGCATTTTGAATTTGAGTTGTATCTTTGCGATGTTTTCCCGCCAAGAAAACATTTACATATTAGTATCTAAGGTGGATTTTTTATATCCATCCGATTGCTTATATCTGCAAAGATAAAGAGCTGTTCGTATTCCTTTGTAGGCTACCTCAGATACTGATGTAGTGTTTCTTGGCGGAAAAATAAGGAAGCGAACAGCTTTCTTTTTGTACATAACTCAAATTTCAACTACAATGCCAAGAAACTTGAAATTAGAGGAGAAGCGAAGTATAGTAACTTCTACATCTACGCCTAACAGTGCGAGAACTGTATCCTACCGAAAGTTTGAAACCGAGAAGAACGCCAAGAACAAGGCGTATTTCTTCATCCTCTCCAATGGGCTTTACGATGCGTTTCGTGAGTTCTGTAACAACTATCATTCAAGTGATCCACACGAGGATTGCTTGGAAATTCTTTTGTCTAAAATTTAAGCCTTACGTATTATGAAAGGAATTGAAATATTCAAGAACGATCGTTTCGGTGAAGTGAGAGTAGCCGGGACAAGTGAGAACCCTTTATTTTGCCTTGTAGACATCTGTAAAGTATTGGAATTACAAGTCACTCCTACAAAAAACAGATTAAAACAAGACGGGGTTAGTCTGATTAAGGGGGTCTCAAAGACTACTAATCAATATGGTATCACAACAGAGCAAGAAGTTACGTTGACTTTTATTAATGAGCAGAACCTCTATAAGGTAATCATGCGATCCGACAAGCCGCAAGCCGAACCATTCCAAGACTGGGTATGCGGAGAGGTTCTCCCTTCCATCCGTAAACATGGGGCGTATATGACAAACGATACACTGGAGAAAGCCTTGACCTCGCCCGATTTCTTGATCCAATTGGCCACAAACCTTAAAGAGGAACAACGAAAGCGTATCGAGGCCGAGCAAAAGATTCGCTCTGACGCTCCCAAGGTCTTATTCGCCGACGCGGTGTCCACATCCCGGCGTTCATGCCTGATCGCAGAGTTGGCGAAGATCTTGCAACAAAACGGCATCAAAATCGGACAAAACAGGTTATTCGATTGGCTTCGTAAAAACGGTTACCTATGTCAAAAAGGTCAATATTATAATCAACCTTCGCAAAAATCAATGGAATTAGGGTTATTTGAGATCAAGCAAACAACCATCAACAAGCCGGACGGGTCCGTCCTTGTATCTACGACCACAAAGGTCACGGGAAAAGGGCAAATATATTTCGTAGATAAGTTTCTAAACGCTCAAAGTCCCGTCATTTGCGCATAACCCAAGGATAACAGAGAGGTTGATGGACGAGATCAAGAGGACTATCAAATAGCCCTACCCTACTCACGTATTAAGATTTTAAAAGCCCCGGTCTAGGCCGGGGAGTATATTGTATTGTCTAAAAAAATAAAACTACATAAAAATGACACACCTAAAACACCTAAAAAGAAATAAGCATGGCACGGATAAGGACTATTAAGCCTAAATTTTGGGATGACTCCAAAATAGGTAAGATCAGCAGAGACTCCAGACTTCTATACATAGGGCTATGGACTTTCTCCGATGATGTCGGCGTTGTGATCGGTGACACGATATGGTTAAAGTCTAAGATATTCCCGTATGACCAAATTCAAGTTCAACAGTTTGAGAAATGGTTATCAGAGCTTGCGACAAATGGATTTATATGTCAGTTCTCTTATAATAATGAGAATTTCATATATCTGCCTAACTTCGCTCGGCATCAAGTGATAAACCGACCGAATGTTGACGATTTGAACATACCTAAAAACAAGTTAGACAATATCTTATCTAAATTCACTGAACAATCACTGATTAATCACGGAACGTTCACTGAACAATCAGTGCCTATAGAGGAAAAGGAAAAGGAAGAGGAATATATAACAGAAGATTCTAACGAATCTCCTGTATGTGCGACTTCACAGCCGCACGATGGACGGATTGATTACGCGGAACTTGTCAAATTTTTCAATGAAAAAACGCAAGGAGCGTTCGGAAATATACGGATGCCTCTGTCAGACAAGCGAAAAGGGATGATAAACGCACGTATCAAGACATACGGGAAAGAAACCTTCGCGAGGATGATACAAATGGCATTAAACAGCGATTTCCTCAAGGGTCAGAATAAAAATGGATGGCGAGCCTCTTTTGACTGGCTTATCAAGCCAACTAATTTCGAGAAAGTAATATCAGGCAATTATGACAACAAAAATAGGCCAAATACTCAACAATGCAACCGCGATCCAAACGAGTTCCTTCGAAATATCGCAGAGGGAATCGCCCGAGCCGATTTCGAGGAATCCAAACGGTGAGTGCAGCGTAAGTCTCTATACCGGGGATTTGGCAGATCCACGGGAAATAGCCGTGGCTATCAGCAGATTGATGACCGCATTCCCGAAAATGGGAGATCCGTTCTTCAATTTGTTAGCGGAAAGGGTAAGGGCGAATAAGTTCACCACAAAACGGCTTAATGACGCTATCAACCATCTTATTGACAACTTCAACTACAAGGAGTTGAACATAGCGGATATCATCAAGTTTGACAAGAGAGCCAAGCTATACTCTTACAACGACGTATGCAAGATGGTGTCTAAGGGAGAGGCAGCGTTCTCGGACTTTGCCGTTAAAGAGATCAACGGGACACATTACAGGGTAAAAAAAACTGATATAGAGTAACATGGAAATAACAGAGAGATTGAGAAACACCCCTACCGGTTTGATCGTGTTGGTAGGAGACATGAAAATTATCGTGGAAAAGTACAGGCCGTACTATAACGGCCAGAACAAGATCCCGTGCAGGGGATGCGTCTTTCGGGACGAGGGAGCGAGATTCTGCGAATACTCATCTGCTTGCATGGCCCATCTGAGGCCGGATCACGAGAGCGTAGTTTTTGCTAAAACGAAATAGACATGACACATGGATCATTATTTTCTGGTATCGGAGGATTTGAGATCGGAGCGGAATGGGTTGGCATAGAGACTCTGTGGAACTGTGAGATCGAGTCATTCCAGAGGAGTATATTAAAAAAACATTTTCCAAACACAAAGCAATATGAGGACATCAAAGAATTGTCAAACCCCGGATATGTGGACATCATTAGTGGAGGATTTCCGTGTCAAGACATTAGCATTGCGGGAAAAGGTGTTGGTATCACCGGAAGTCGCTCTGGACTATGGAGTGAGATGCATAGAGTCATACGGGAAGTTAGACCTCGATACGTCATCATTGAGAACAGCCCAATGCTCCTTGTTCGAGGTTTCGAGCGAGTCCTTTGCGATCTTTCCAAAACAGGGTATGATGCGGAATGGCAATGTCTATCGAACGCCGCCTTTGGATTCGACCATCATCGTGAAAGGGTGTACGTTATTGCCTACTCCAACGAAATCAAACAACAAACGTGGAGGGTTCAAGAGTGGAATAAGGCTCAAACAATATTTGTCCCGCCACCAAAACAACACGGTAGATTTCCTCTCTCTGAAAGGATTTACAAAATGCCAGATCGTGAGCATATTGGAATCAATGATGGGATTCGCGATTGGACACACAGAGTTGGATCGATCGGAAATGCGGTAAATCCGACGGTCGCCAAATACCTGTTTGAGTGTATTAAAATATTCGACAGCAATTTAAAGAAAGACATTCATCATAGTTGAAAGCTGCATTCATCTATGATGAGATAAATTAAAAAACAGAGAAAATGACAAATGAGGAATTGAAGAAATATAAACGGCCATTACCAATGGCATTTACGATGCTTCCGATCGATTTCATATATGAGCATATCGAGGATGAGCACGGAGTCTACGAGACGGGTATGTTCACCTACAAAGGAAAGGATATTCTCATAAATAAGGAAATGGGTGAATGGCATCTGTCCGTATCCGCCAATCACACGCTCGGATATTACGAACTGAAAGAGATACGATACAAGTTTATGCCGGACAGCATGCAGGTAGCGCAGATATTCCCTCCACGTAAGGAATTTGTTAACTTTCACGAGAATTGTTTCCACCTGTACCAAATCAAATTCGATAAATAAGTCATGAAGCAATACAACGATTGGGAAGAGATCGACAAGGACACGAACGGCCTTGTCACCTCGCTAACCTACATGGTGCTTTTCTTGAACGACCAAGTGTATAACTACACGGTATCACTCATGGAGGCCATAAGGAATAGCGGGCACTACAGGCATAACGCAAAACGGACGTCCAACGCTATCGAGAGGGAGATAAACGCTTATAACACGAACATCTTCCGGATAGCCAAGGCCAACAAGGAGGCGTTCGCCGAGATAACGCAAAGCATGGAGGAGGACGTACAGCCTCATATAGACCGGTATTACTACACGATCAGCCAGATATTGCTGGATCACGGGGTATCAGGCTCATCTAACCGGATCGCATCCCTGTCATCCACGATAAACATGCTGGCGCAGATGTCGAGGATCACGATAAGCGATTTCGGCGACAGGATGCGGAAAATCGTCCCGTTGGCCTACAATCCCCTATCCTATCTGGCACTGGACAAGGTAGAGTATCTAAGCGACCGGTTATCGAGCGAGGTCACAGGAAAGGACGTGAGAATAAACTTAAATGAGCAGCCCGGGATCGTGAAGGCGTTCACGGCGATAAGCAACGCCTTGCTAAGGCCGGAGGTCTTTGAGAAGGCTTTTGAGAAAGCGGGGTAAATTATTAATTTGATCATTATGATTCATGAGCGGAAACAGAAATAAACTTATAGCCTTCAATTACTTCGGAGGGAAATTCACTTGGTTGGAGTATCTGTACACGAACTTTCCAAGAGATTTCACCCATCTGGTCGATCTGTTCGCCGGAAGCATGGCCGTTTCTCTCAATTATCCGGGAAGGATCATTAAGACAGCAAACGAGATAAACGGGGATATAACCAACTTCTTCGAGGTATTAAGGGATCATGAGCCGGAGTTGACAAGGTTATTGCTGTTAACCCCATGCTCCGAACTGGAGTATAATAACTCATGGGAACCTTCCGGGGATAAGATAGAGCGTGCAAGGAGGTTTTACGTCCGTATCCGGCAATCATTCTTCGGGTTGGGAGCGCAACAGAAGAACAAGGGTTGGCATTGTACCAAGCAACATGTCAACGCCAAGGGCGGAGAGACTGTCTCCCGATGGAACAATGCGATAGAGAAACTGCATGAGGTCGCAGAGGTGATCAGGGGCAATTTCCAGATCACCAATCTGGACTATAAGGATTGCATTGATCGGCTTGATTTCCCAAACGCTTTCTTCTACGCCGACCCACCCTATCCGCTTGAGTGCCGGGCCTCTTCGAATGATTACAAGTACGAGTTCTCTGACGATAAGCATCGTGAGCTTTCCGATCGTTTGCATTCGATCAAAGGCAAGGCAATGATAAGTAGTTATGACTGTCCGTTAATGCGGGAGTTGTACGGGGATTGGAACATGATAAAGTTCCCGGTCAAGAAGAATAACATCCGGAGCAGTGAGGTACAGGAGGTGATTTGGATTAATTATGATTTAGAGAAAACATTGTTTTGACATGAAAGCGAGAATAAGAAAGACTGGGGAGATCGTTGATGTTATCGCCTTCAAATCTTCCGAAGCCTGTCCTGAAAAGGATTGGGTGCGCTATGTGGATTCCGAGGGGCTTGATCTCATACAGGAACTCAACGCTCTAGAGGATCTAGAAGTTATAGATAAGACGGAGAATAAAGCCGTTGATTGGGAACAACGCAGATATGAGATTGCAAAAGAAATGATGGCAGCGTTTCTTAGTAATTCAAGCAGAGAAGTCTATGAAGGCGCTTTTAAAACACAAGCAGAATATGCCGTAGCTTTTGCCGATGCGCTCATAGCTGAATTGAAGGAAGGAGGTGAATCATGAGAAATAAAGAACTAATAGCTCTTCTCCAAGAGCAAGATCCGGAAGCGGAGGTAATGATACGCACGTCCGACGATCAATATGAGTACGATCCGGTGGATGTAACATGGGACGAAGAGATAGAATGTGTAATTATTCAGGAGGGGTAGATATGAGTAGACTAAAAATACTAAAATCCTCTCTTAAAAAGAAAGAGGATAAATTCAACAAAAAAATCAACGACCACTTTGGGGATGTAGCCTCCGCTAACGGGCAACCTCTTAACGATAAGAGGAACGGACCGGCCACCATGCGAAGATGGGACAGGCAGAACAACGCTATATCCAATCTCCAAAAGGAGATAGACAAAACCAAGTCGGCCATAGAGCGAGAGGAAGGTAAGCTCATAGGCATGGCCCGTAATAAAGAGCTAATGCCAAAGGAGATTACAGATCTTATCGATAATGGCATATTGATACAATGGGGTAAATATCCGCATATATTGTTTGTTGACGGCGTGGATAAGGCACGGATAATCTGGGATAACAAGAAGAAGATGGTCATGCACAAGTTCGCCGACTCATTAAAAGACAAAGAGCAAAGAAAAATATTCGCCCGGGTGTATAATTCGCTTCATGAGGCGATCAACAAGAAGGAGAAATAAAGTATGAATAAAATAATGTTCAATGATCAATTTAACCTAACCAAGTTAGTCCTTGAAGGTAGAAAGACACAGACAAGGAGACTTGAACTAGATTGTAATATAAGATTTTATCTTTATAACTATGAGGATTCATATCCAAAAATAGAGGATAATAAGATTTGTATTTATTCCGATGACGGTTATCTCCTTGCCTCTAAAAAAACTCGGTATAAAATCGGAGAAGAGGTCGCCATAGCGCAAAGTTATAAAGAACTCGGATATGACGCTGATGCTCTTGACATAAGCCCTAAAGATTGGAGAGTGATTAGGGGTACCTTGGGGGAATCTAAAGGATGGAACAATAAGATGTTTGTCCGTGCGGAAGCTTGCAAACACCATATCCGTATTACAAATATCAAAGTTGAGATATTACAGGATATATCCAACGAGGAGTGTTTGAATGAGGGAATAACGATGACTATGCACAAATCCGCCGACGGTGAATGGGGAAGATATTATTGGCATCATGGAATTACACGTTCTAATTGTCCTAATGGACAGTACAAAGAATATGATACTCCATTAGAGGCTTTTTCCTCATTGATAGATTGTGTCTGTGGTAAATATACGTGGGAATCGAATCCATATGTTATAGTTTACGAGTTTGAATTAATTAATAAACAATCATGAATCAAATTTGCACGAATAAAGAACAATCCCACCGGCTATTAGAGGCCGGGGTGAGACCGGAGACGGCGGATATGTATTTGGATGAGTTCGAATGTCCGGTCGCATTTGAATATAGAAGGATTGAAGGGCACGTGGGTCAAGATATGGCATTCCCGGCTTGGTCTCTATCCAAGATGATAGAGATACTGCCTAAATCATACCAAGATGATATTGACGGGATGGTTTATTACCTATCCGGAAATTTCGTTGAGTTAATGTACGCATCGGACAAGATCGAGGATGAGGAGGGCGACAAGACTTACACTTGCGCAAACTCATTTAACAAAGAGAACCTGATGGACAATGTGGTTGACGCTATCGAGTGGCTCATCAAGAGAGGTCACTTGAATAAGAAATTCCTAACAGATAAATGCGGCGATTGCCGACTTATCGAGGATGAAGACGCTAATGGAGACGCTTGGTGTTCATTTCATCAAAAGCCGGTAAGGTGCGATAGTAGAGCTTGTGAGGATATTTTAGAGAAAGGAGGATCAAATGATTAAGGCTATACTACCCGCAGTCATTATGCTTTCTGTAATATTCATATTATCCTCCGGAATGACAATACAGTTTAAGCCTTTCCATATATCTTTTTCCCAACCCTTCTTCGGCCTAGGACTCATATTGATGATAATAGGATTTATGTTATGCTTAGGTTCTTTTTATTTCAAGGGCCGTGATAATATGGGATATAACAAGGGGTTTGAAGCAGGATGCGAATATGTGATAGGTTTAATTAAAAAAGAAAATAAATATGAGCAAGATTGATTTCAACGCACTCCGTGACCGTGCGTACAAATGCGCATGTGCGCATGGGTTTCATAATACGGAGTTAAGCAATGGGCATCTTCTGATGCTAGTGATAACAGAGCTTTCAGAAGCCGTGGAAGCGGATAGGAAAGGGAAATATTTCAAAGGTATATCGACTTTTGAGCATGAGTTTAACCGTTATTCCGCTTTAGTTGATGAAAACAAACGTTTTGAATGCGCATTTGAGAAATATGTCAAGGATACGGTATCTGATGAAATGGCCGATGCGGTTATCCGTTTGCTAGACCTTGCCGGATTGATAGATATCAGCCTTGAAGATATCTATGATTTCATGAAAGAACCAGAATATAAAGACTGGGATGATGCTTTAAAGGAAATGTCTTTTACTGAGAGGATGTTCTTTTTGACATCTATCCTAACCAACGATGGAGATATAGCGGAAGTAATCAAGGCTTCTATCGTAGTTATATTTCTTAATGCGGACTTGCTGTATATAGATCTCTTATGGCATATTGAACAGAAAATGAAATACAACGAATTAAGGGAGAATAAACATGGAAAGAAATATTGATATGGGACAGACGGTAGAGGAAGCGGCTCATCTCTTCGCTGAAAGCAGGAGTAGCGGTAGTGCATTCCCTGCGTATTATCAGGGATTTATTGCAGGTGCCGAATGGCAGGCAAAGCAATTCCCGTGGATAAGCACAAAAGATAAGTTACCTGATGATGAAGATCTGGTAATAACTGGCTGCTGGTGTACTGATTATTTTAAATACTTACAACAGGGTTGGTATTGCAGAGAATGTAATGAATGGTATGATACTAATGGTGATAAAATTTGTGTTACCCATTGGATGCCTATACTCGATCTGAGGAATAGTATTAACCGAGCCTTCAAGGGAGGCTCATAATAAAAAGAATAGAAGATATCGCTTGCTTTTCCGGGAAAATTCGTAAGTTTGCGGTGCGAAGATTACACATAGGCACCGCAAGCGAGTGGTCCAGTAGAGAATGAGAGAAGTATAAGCAACTCCCATAATCCGTTCATGTATCTCTACGATATGTGTGGTCTTCGCAAACTAGGATTATGAGGGGTTGCTCTTTTTTTTCATCTAATGCGAAGACCAGATGAAGCAAACAATTCTTACAAGAGAAAGTAGCACTGTAGAAATCAGACGCTACTTCACGGCAGTACTCAAACTGTCAAAATCAGATCAAGAGTTCCCCGTGAACCTTGACGAGGTATATCCTTTAGTGTACAACAAGAGATCGGATGCCGTAGATGTCTTGCAGAAAACATTCATGCAAGATATTGACTATCAAGTTTTGAGGCAAAATCCGCAAAACCCAAAAGGAGGAAGGCCAAAGATCGAGTATCGACTATCCGTGCCCTGCATGGAATTTTTTATCGCCCGGAAAATACGCCCGGTGTTCGAGGTATACCGGAAAGTCTTTCATACGACTGCCGCTAAAAACGCATCGACTACATTGGAAGGGAAAAAGATCCAAGAACTAAAGAAGGATATATCAATGTTAGAGAACCGCCTTAGATGGGCCAAGATAACCTCTCAGCAAGAAACAGATCTAAAGAACTCCTGTTTCTTTTATCTCGTAGGAAAAGGTCTGTATACCGAATGGCACGAATGGAATCAAGAGCGTATAACTAAAAGGATCACGGAAGAGATCAAGAGATCACTCAACATTTAAATTTTAAAATCAGGTTATTATGGAATCAAAATTAATATTGTCAAAGAATAGTAGTGAGAATGAAATAAAACATTATTTCAAGGCTGTGTTAAAGTTATCGCAATCTGATGACGAGTTTCCAATCAATCTTGACGAAGTTTGGCCATTAGTCTATTCCGAAAAAGGGAAGGCTGTTAGAGCATTGACTTCAAATGAACAATTTATTGAGGGAGTTGATTACAAGACGCTTGCCCAAAATGGCAAGCAAGATGAAGCAAGTTGGGGAGGAAACAATAAGATTGACTATAAACTTACAGTTTCATGTATGGAATTTTTTATAGCAAGAAAGGTAAGACCTGTTTTCGAGGTGTATAGGAAGGTGTTTCACAAACCAGCGGAACAAACGCTATCGCTATCCGACAAAATGAAGGCGGCTTCGTGGGCGGCAAAGTTCCTAAACTTAAATGATAGCTCGAAATTACTCATGGCAAAGCAGATACTCGATCCATTGGGCTTGCCTACTCCGGACTACACGGAATCCAAGGATCAATTATTGTCAGCCACCGAACTATTGGGAATTAACGGATTAAAAATATCAGCACAGACTTTCAACGCAAGAATGGCCGCAAAGGGATTATTAACGACCTTGCAACGACAATCCAGCAAGGGCATAAAGAAATTCAAATCCTTGACAGCGGACGGACTTAAATATGGGGAGAACCAAGTAAACCCTAACAATCCCAAAGAAACACAACCTCTGTATTACGCTCATCTATTCAGTGGGTTATTAAGCGATATTGGGCTATAACAGGCACATCAAGTGCCGTATCCGAGCCATCACCTCATAGAAGTTGACAGGCTCGAAATCCAAGGAATCCGTGAGGCGGTCTATCTCCTGTCTTACGGATTCCTTTTTCTTTTTATCTTCTTTTTTCTTTCCCATAACTCATCGTTTATATCGTTCCTGTGACAATGGCAATCGCAGATGAACATCCTTATCTCATCGGACATCAAGGCTCCTATATCGCCAGCCAAGTAAGCGATAGGCTCCCCTCCTATCTCCATATCCAAGGCCAAGGACATATGATCCGTCAAATGGCGGCACTCATGGAACAGGGAATTGGCGAACTCCTTATAGGACGAGGTCCGGCCTATCACCATGACGGATTCCCTCCGCCGGTAGCTGGAATAAGTAAGTCCCACGTCCAGATTGCACGACCCCATATTGCCATAAGCCTCCCGTATCTTGCTTTCCGGGCAACCGACCCTCCTCAATAGGGCTATGATATCGGATGTCCTCGAGCAGGTGACGTTATACAGTACGTGGATCACCCAATCGTATCTCTTGATATGGTAATCCCGTCGTATCATCTCCTTACCGTCTTGAACTCCCGCTCTATCCTCCTCCTTTGTTGCCGGGTGAGATTGGTTGCCTTGAGATTGCCCACCACCTCGGATACCTTGTCAAAATCCTTCTCCGGCATACTCGCCAGCACGTCCTTGGGGGACTCTCCCTTCAAGATCCTCAGTATGTAGCCCCAGCCTCCCATCACATCATCTCCTCCCAGATTATAGGCGTGCCGGAACCGATGCAATCAGCGTAGAACCGGGTGAACACTATCCCGTCGTAAGCGTCCGGATCGTCGCAGACGTTCTTGACATAAAGAGCGGCGTACTGCTCGTTAGGCACTGAGGAGCCAAGGTAATCGGCCTTGCACATGTTGGCGGCGTAAACATAATCGTATCCACCCTTTTTCTTCACGTCAACGCTATACTTCTTCAGCATCTCATCCACCTGTTCCTTCGTGAAAGGGGTTATCTTGACCTTCTTCCCGTTTCCGTCCTCCTTCTCCATCATGGATACGGCCCAATCGCACATGGCCTTGGAAAAGTGCCAGCCATACGCCTTCAGGTAGGATCGCATCCCGGAAGGGAAATCATCATACATATCTAGTCTCATATTCCTCTGTTTTTTAGGAGGGGGAAACCGGTCCCCCCTCATGGTTATCTACGATATCGTCTCGAGTAGCGTCCGGTGCCCGGCACCCCACGGCGATTGCCATAACCGCCACCGGATGATCCACGACCGCCGCCACGGTTGCCGTAGCCGCCACGCTCCCACATCTCACGGAACTCGTCGTCGTCCTCGAACTCATCGTCTTCGTCTTCCTCCATGCGGTTGCCATAGCCTTCCATGGCCTTCCGCTTCCCTTCCTTACAGCCAAGCTTATAGGCCTCCTTCGCCAGTTCTAACATATCCTCGTCTTCCATGGCGTCGAATTCCTCGATCAGCTCTCTCAGTTTTCTGCTATATGTTCCCATATTATCCTGATTTTTTATTGTTATTACCTTGTTTATCAAAAAGAATCTGCTTAATTTCCTCGATACCGCCACCAAACAATCTTTTCATCTCCGCAATCTCGCTCTCAAGATTGGCAATCTTATCCTCCTGCTCTTTCTCCTTCTTGAACTGGGGATTGAGTTGGGTAAGCATAAGCTCGCAATTATCTATGATGGACTTATGGGCCTCTATGCTATCCAATACCTGTCGGCTATTCTGCAACATGGAGCTTATCTCTTGGTTCATCATGGCCAGATCGCACGCCAATACCAGTTTCTCGCCGTTGTCAGGCTTATAGTCCGCTATGGACTTATCGGCCGGTACGGAAGATAGTTTAACCATGTCGTCGCCTACCTTGACCGTTAGATCGATAACCATCTCCGGTTGCAAGGGAGGGTAGCCCGTATTGAAATTTTGCGGTTTAGGTCTCAGGTTTTTAGTTTCCACCACGCTACCTACCTCGCAGAAAGGCTTGTCTGTCTTATGTAGGATAAAATATTGGTTGCCTTCTCTTAGTTCCTTAAATGTCATTTTCTTCTTGATTTAAAGAGAACCGGGAATTATCCCGGGTCTCGTTATTTATTTCTCGTTACGTTCGCCTCCGCTCTGGTATCGCCCACTTGGGCGGACGGAGTAGGATTGCTTGATGCCTTAACCCCTAGAAGACGGAATATCCCCTGAGGCTTATTGAACCAAACAATATGCTCTGTATAACCTCCTAACATAGGCGATCCGTTAGCGGAGTCCACAGGGACGTTAACGTCATTCCCTGTCACCTGTACGTTATGGTGGTCAACAACCGGGATCCGGCTAGTACCCGCCTGAACGCCTTGTGACGGGACTGTCGTGGCGTATCCGTTGGGAACTATAACGTTCACGGGATAAGAAGCCTCCGTGGTCGTAACCGGATGTCTAACTCTCCAGATCAATACCCCAACATCTGGGAGGGCGCACCATACGAACGGATTGAGTCCGAAATCGATCCTTGGCTCCTCTCCATCGGGGGTGGATACGGCCTTGCCCGTCGTTGACACGACATAGATGCCGTTCTGGTCAACCCTCGGGACGCAAGTCCTTACGTTTAATCTCGCTGTCATGACAGGGCCTCCTTATACTAAGCCTCCATTATACGCGCATCCGCATCCCTCACGGGTCACTTGTACCTGCATCGGGTTGCAACAGTTGGGGTTCGGGACGAAATAGGCCGGTATCGGACATGGAGCCTTTAGCTGGGACACGATGTTGGCGGTCTGTGCGGCCTGAGAGATTCCAAGCTCTAGGGCTGACTTCTCTTGACGCAACGTGTCAATCTTGTTTTGCATCTCTCTCATCTCCAACTGGCAGAACTTGTCGTTGATGATCTGGGTTTGAGCGTCAATCTTGGCTCCAAGGATGTTAAACTGCGTATTGGCGTTACCGGACAAGGTGTTCGTCTGATTGACAATGGCCAATTGATTCTCATAACCTTGCGCAGTGATAGCGTTACGAACGTCGCAGCAGCAAGAGGCGATCTGGCTCAACAATTGGTTGTTACCGGATTGAACGGCGTTGATGATTTGCTGAGAGGATAAGCCTACTTGGTTACCCACGCTCTGGATCTGTCCTTGGATCTGGCAGATAGCGTTTTGTAATTGCTGAGTTGAGCAATTCAAGGAAGATGACAATTGGCTGATAGCCGTTCCGTTTCCTTGGATAGCGTTCATCAACAATTCACGACCAGCGTCATTGTTCAATTGAGCCGGTAATCCGTTAGCCCCGTTGTTGCCGAAGCCGTTGCCACCCCAGCCTCCCCATACGAAGAACAGGAGGATGATCCAGATCCACCAGCAACCACCACCGCCCCAAGCGTCTTGATTGCCCTTATTGTTCATCAAAGCCGCTACCAAATTGGGGTCCAATGATTTTCCACCGCCACCCATCAAGCTCGGGAGAAAGGCCATGATGTCAAACTTACTTCCACCGGAATTACCTCCTTCGGGAGTACCGATAAAATAATTTCTATCCATTATCTTTAATTTTTGTCGTTAATCCGGCACCATTACCGGACACGACAAAAATCATGAGAAGTGCTCTGCTAAATAAATATCTCCTTGCTAGCTTGTTGCGAGGTTGTTGCTAGTTCTTTGCGGAAGGGGATGAGACAAAAAAAGCGCCGCCAATTTGTGTTGACGACGCTTTTACCTTTTAAGGGAGGCTTTATAATGATATGGAAAGGAGCTCTTCTCCTAATTTATGCAAGGCTTTTTCCAATACATGCATTGTAGCGTGGTTGGACTAGATATATGTTTTTTTCTATCTGAGTATTTATCAAAACTATTCCTTTCTAGGAATTCATTATACTCCTTACCTGTTTCTTTCATATCTATATTTTCCATATAATCTTATTAAATCAATCCATACTTCCTCAGTTCTTTTTTAGTCACCAAGCAAGAAGATCGAACAGCATCTTTTATCAAATCCATATCTTCCTCTGTTATTTCTCCCTTTTTTGAATCAATGTTGAATTTAGATATAAACTTATCCATTCTCAACTCTTTTAGCCGGCTACAATCCACAAAGCTATTATTGGACAAAAAAGAATAGGTATGTGGACTTATCGGGTAATGTAGATCCTTTATCGTTGATGGTAGATTGTCGTTCACGTGACTATTTATCAATACAACACCTATGATATTGCCATCATCCGTCACCCCCAATACGATAAAATATTTATTCCGTCCATTATCCCCGGGATTCTTTCCTTTCACGCCCTCCTCCTCGGTTAGTCTCATGCGATAAACACTACCTTCGGTCAATTGGGAGGCAACCAATCCGTTTAAACTTGATCCCGGGATAATATTTGATAAGCTTGGCATTACTATCTTAATAACGAATCTATCAAATCTTTTTCTTTTATATACTCCAACATGGCTTCATTGGCTCCCCCAGCCTTGGCTATAGACAGATTGCTCATTCCACCATGGTCTGATTTCCTTTCCTTCCATGCGCTATCATGAGATATTGAAGATAATTTATTTATATCCATATTCTTATAATCTCCGATAGACTTGTCCAAGCATTCTATATCAGAAGCAGATAATTCATCCATATCTGGCTGTTCTTTTGCCTTTAACACATAATACTCCTCATTTTCTGGATTATACAGACAATCCACTATTATAGAGTAATCGGCTGTACGCCTAGATGAAGAGATACTTTTAAGAGCGTCATATAAAAATGTAGGGACAGGGCCTTTTGGTAGCGCACAAAAAGTGTCATTTATCACACCTCTCCCATATTTCGCATAATGCGCCCTATTTGCGAAATACAATATCTTGAACAAACGCAAGAAACCAACCTTGCCGCATTTATTGACAACGTACAATACTGCGGCCTTCAACTTTAGTACATCATCTTTTTCCATAAATTCTTTTTATAAATAACAAATCCGAATAGCCAATGTTTATCTATATAGATAGATGCAAAAACGATATAAATCGATGCAAAGCTCACACTTTTAATTTATATATACAATTTTTTTAACATTAAAATAACCTGCCTTACAACATAACGCACCCTCAGACCGTACCGGATAGCTCCTCTTTGACGCTCTCCACCGTCCTCCTCAGGTAGTAACTCCTCCTTATCCTGTCCGGGTACAAGTTATGCATCCGGTTGACGGCTTGCCTCGTCATTCCAGTCAGATCGGATATGATATTGTCGCTCAACTTGCGATCGGCCAGTATGGTTATAGCCACTCCCCTAGCGTCAACGTTTCTCTCCTTGTTGTTGCTAAACATCATTACCGGATCGGTCCCGCACTCCTTGCAGACTGCCTCTATCACTTTTTTGTAAAAAATTTCCACCTTATTCATAAACTTTTTATTTCGTGGTTTGTTTTACTATCAAAGCCGGGCACAAAAAATGCACGGCAGAAAGACATATAAGAATCTTCCCGTCGTGCGTGGCATGAAAAAATAATCAAACTTCCGATCCGATTATTTAGGGAAGATTCTTTTTCTTTATCCTCCCTTTCCGGCTCGTTCTCACGAAGTCACCATCAAACTAATATAAATTATCATGAACAAAAAAACGTCAGCCCTTGTTATTCATATAACGCATTCATTCTATTATCAGAGGTTTCCCGGGTGTGAGCCACGGAAGCCTCACCAAATCCTATAGAACCCGCCTATCCCGACATAGGGAGACAACCCGTGTTTACCGATTCCATAACCGGCTATCGCTCCGATTCCCCATCTACGTGGGGTGATCGTCTTGGTTATATACTCAGTCTTGCGATAAACCTCGATGTAATCAAGATTAGGCTTGTAACCCGAAATTGAAAGCCGGTAATCATCCGTCTTGTACTCCTTGCTGGTTATGGGTACCGGAACATATACAGGTTCCTTTACCGTGTCACCGTCCAACGTGATATAAACAGGGAACGGCTCCGGTATCGTCCGCACCAATGTCTCATAGACTGGGTACGGAATGCTGTCATGTATCGTGTCAACATAAGTAGACGTGTCGGTCTTGGATATCGAATCACTGGCCACATCCCCCCGGATATGGTAGCCAGCCGTGAAACTGGCTACCAAGCACACTAGTATTAATATAACCTGCCATGCTCTCATAACAGATTCAACCCCGCAATAACATCCGACATATCAGCCTCCCTACCATTCTCCACCTTGCTCATCCCGCCCACGATCCGGATCATCTGCTCACGAGCGTTGATGTTGATAGGATCATCAGCCGGGATACCAGCATAATCTGATACGGCCTTAATGTAAGCGTCCGTATCGTTCTCGTTTTCCGGTGCCCAGCGACCTATCATCTTGCGGATCGTGTCCAGCTTATAGTTCCGGTAATAGTTAGACAGGATCTTGAAGATCGCCCGATAGCCATAGGCCATAGTCTCGAACTGCTTAAACGACTTGTCCTTGCTCGGACGTATCTCACCTTGGAACAAGTCTCCGTTGATCCGGATGTTTCCCGGGTTGTTGTTCCGATACCCACGAGGTAAATTATTTTTCCCCATATTTTACTCTCCTTTCTTCTTTTTATTCATGGCATTGGATAAAGCGTTTGTCAAAGCGTCCTCCAAAACCTTTTGCGTTACAACCTTACCGATCATGTCGGCTGTCTTACTCGCCTGCCTCCTTTGTTTGGCGTCAGCCTTCTCCCAGATAGACCTAACCGCCGTTATCAAGATAAATACGGTCACTATCGAGGATACGACCGGGACATTGGTCAAGAAAGGCAGATGGATAAATTCCCAGAACCGGCACACGTAGCAAACCGAGTCTATCCCGCACGCTATACATACGCTACCAGCGTAAAGTATGAACTTACTGACCGTCCTACGCATGCCGTACGAATTACGCTCCTCGCCCCTCAATTTAGCCTTGTAATAACCCGAGGCGAAATCCCACCCCATCGCCACCATAACGATGAACATCTCAAACACGACTACAGTCAGTAGCTCCCTCATACTGCAAATCATCTTAAAAAACTCCATTCTTCCGATCCTTTTTTTTTTAATTAGTTAAACAACCACTATGCTCTCATCCTCTCTCGCCGCCTCCCACTCGGCGAAATCGCTATCCACACGGTCTTTCAACGCCTTCCTTTCGTTAAGGAACGTCTTATAAGACTCCACGTACGACAAGTCCAGTATGCCCAGCTGGGCGGCGTTGTAGTCGTTCAGCTTCTTTTGCTCCACGTCCTTGTCCCATAGGGCGTTGATACAGGCCTCCAATATCTTGTTGGCCGTCAACGTGGGCCATACCCTGACCTCGTTGTAACTATAGGAGATCACGGGGGCCATATCGTCACCCATCTCCCTTGTCTCCTCTCTAACGTCCCACCGGTAAAGGTAGGATCCGTCACCGTCCTTTTCCATAGTGATCGGTATAGTGTCGCTATATGTTCTTTTCATGTCTTGTTATTTAATCGTTATACAAAAAAATTCCCGACGTGATACGTGCGGCTACGCCGACGTTTTACGAAATTCGGGGAAAAAGCAAAGGCGCGAACCGAAGTAACGAGCCGCAGCGGAAGGCGCAAGATTCGCATTCACGCAAGCGAGGCCCGCAATCGACCCGTAGTCCGCATTACCGCCAACCAGCACCACCTGCATGCGGTTAGCCGATGTGTAGGTGTAGTAGTAGTCGCACCAGTAGGTAGAGGAGCTACCGCCGACCTCCGTGGCCACTATATCGCCATCTTCCCCAAGCAACATCTTCTTGGCATAACCGTTTGTACGGCAGATATTGCCCTTTTTGTCATAGCCGGTGTAAGAGGTGTCGCTGAAATTCGACGGGTCATCGGTAGTCCATAATATGGATAATCCCGCATCGCCCGTGGTGAC